CAATTGTTCGGGACAAATCCTTCGGGACAAAACCTTACAGTTATTATCAATTCCTTGGTTAATTCTCTTTTGTTGAGAAGCTGTTTCTTTACTATTTATCCTGATAAGGAGTTTAAAGAAAATTGTGCTTTTCTCACATATGGAGATGATGTCATAGGAACCGTATCAGAATTTTGCACTGATTTTACTCACATAACCTATGCTGAGTGGTTAGCAAAACATGATATGAAATTCACCATGCCAGATAAGGAGTCTACGCCTGTCCATTATATGACAGAAGCTGATGTAGATTTCCTCAAAAGGAAGTGTGTTTATAATGAAGATTTGGGACAAAAAGTAGGTCTCCTTTCCGAAGATTCTATCTTTAAACGTCTCCACTCACACATCCTTTCAAAGGAGTTAACTTTGAAAATGCATAGTGCTCAAAATATTGAGAGTTCTTTACACGACTGGTTTTATTATGGTCGCGAAGTATTTGAACAACGCAAAGCACAACTCCAAGAAGTAGCACACGAATGTGAAATCGAACATTTGTGTCCCTCCCTTCAAGTTTCCTATGATAAACGTGTCAACCATTGGCGCCATAAATATCTAGGTGAAGAACTTGAAGAAGAGGTAGAAGAACTCGTAAGTTTAGAGTGAATTACTTGAATTCACCACCCAGTTTTAAGTCTGGGTTCTACGGATAAGCAAAACTTATGTGTATATATGGATACCATTTGTAATAATAATTTTTGTGTACTTTTGTATATTATAGACAGGCTTTGTACATATCGACATTTTCCCTGTAAAATACTTTTATTTAGAAGAGGAGTTAGTCACTCCAATGTAAACTACACCATCTACAGTACTAAGCAATACTGTGGAATTGCATATACCGCTTACTAACACTTATACTCATAAAAACTTTCATAACACGGGTTTCACTCCCGTTAATTTTTCCGTATTTTTAGGTCTCAATATTCTTGAGACCCAAAGTGGGACCACATCAGATAACAGCATATTTAAAATTGGAAATGAAACGCAACAAAACGTTCAATTCTCAGATCAACATGACCCTTATATGTATGATGTTACATCCGTTATGGATCCCACGCGTTCTCTGCAAGATGCAGACGACGCAACACTAGCCAACTTCTTTTCTAGACCCATTAAAGTCTCAGAACAAGAATGGTCTACCAGTGTCAATCTTAATTTTGACCTAAATCCCTGGAGTTTGTATTTTGACAACCCTAGGGTATCTAACCGTTTGAGTAATTTTAATTTACTTAAAGCCGATTTACATGTTAAAATAGTAATTAATGGCAACGGTTTTCAATATGGTAGAATGTTGGTTAGCTATATTCCTTTTGAAGTCTTTGACAGCCTTTCGAGTAACGCCGCATTAGTGCGCGCAGATTTAACTCAGGCTTCTCAATTGCCTCATGTTTTCCTTAATCCTACAACTTCCACAGGAGGCGAGTTGAAATTACCAATGTTTAATTATCAAAATTACATGGAAATTCCCGTCTCACAGTGGAGTGAACTCGGACAGTTATACTATCGAACACTTAATCCATTAAAACATGCTAACGGTGCATCCGATGTAGTTACCGTAACTACATTCGTTTGGGCTGAAAATGTTTCGATGAGTGTATTAACATCCGTAGAACCAGATACTTTAACACCTCAATCAGGTGAAATAGAAGAGGCTAACGCAAAAGGAATGATTAGTGGCCCTGCCACAAGAGTAGCTAAATTTGCTGCTTACTTAAAAGGAGTTCCTTATATTGGACCCTTTGCTACGGCAACTGAAATAGGAGCTGGAGCAGTATCAAGTATGGCAAAGATATTTGGCTATTGCAGACCACCAATCACAAAGGCCCCCGAACCTTACCGGCCTACGCAAATAAGTTCCAT